CCTTATAGATATTAAATATGCGAAGAACATGAATATTAAGAAAGCTAAAAATAACAACTCGGCAGTTATTAAGTCGTTCATTTAGTCATCTCCTTTATGATAGAATGGAGTCCTTTAAATATTGTTCTAAAACAAGAGAAACAAACATGTTGAAAATATATTGTTTCTGCTGACATGATATCATGGGCATATCCACAATGATTAGCGAAATGCACTAACATATTATGTTCTGAGTTTTTCTCTTTTTCTGACAATTCTTTCTTACAGAAGTCACAATTAATTATGATTGTCATGTTAATAAATCCCTCTTTAATACTCTAACAATAAAATCATTTAAACTAACATTATTATCGTGAGCTAATTCTGTGTATCTTTTGTATGTCCTGCGTGGCATGCTTAAAACTACATGTTTTAATTTCATACTTTTAACAGCTTCTTTAATATTTATTTTCATTTTAACATCTCCTCGCCAAATTCGGATTTTAAAACTTCTAAAACTTGAACAAGTGTAGAGTAACATATCAATTTTTCTTTTCTATTACAAGTATGATTGTTCGGATTTTTTACCTTCTTTACGACATTTTTAAGAGCTTCTTTTACATCTTTTTCCTCGTAAAAAGATCCTCGATAAAAATAATATCTTTTATGCGAAAGGCTCATAAAGCACCGACTTTAAACTCATCTTCGTGATGTTGTTTAACATGAATAGCTTTACAATTTGTTTCGTGTTCGTGCAACCAATCTGTAAAAGTGCTTCTGATGTCGCAATAGTCACACTGAAATACAGGTATTATAACTCCCTTCTCGTCTAAAGTTGAACCAGCAGTTTTCATTCTGTAACACCACCATATTCTTCTTTAAGTTTTTTATTAATATTAGACAATCTTTCTAAATGAAAAGCATCGCTTGTATCTGGTTTCATAATAAGTTTTATTTCCCAATTATAACCCTTAGTCATCTTCATTAACTTTATTGTTTCTTTTTGTTCTATTGTTATGCTTTCGTTTTCCATGTTATATAGAGGATATTACCCTTTATATATCTTTTGGTTTATGCAAGACAACCTAATTCAATGCCCATACCACTTTGTATAACATCATTGTAATAATTATATATTTCCGTCGCTGTTCTTGCAACATTAGAGAATCGCCACTCATCAATATACCATGTCTGTGTGATACTTGTAGGGTATGAGCCATCGTTATGATTGAAGAAAGCAAAGAGGTTATCCCCAACTGAACCATTCGCATCATTACTTGCATAACCTAAGTTAGTGAGAGTTTGAGAAACCGCATCCCAATACACTTTTACTGAGTTACTTCCCGAAGCATCATATGTTAAAGCAAAATAATGCCAGTTTGTGTCGCTTGGTTCTGGGAATGAAAATTTACACAATCTATCTGTAAAAGATATTTCAAAATACCAAGCACTTGCACTCCATGTGCCTATAAAAACATAATTAGAAGAGGGGTAAGCGGATAATAAAACCTCTATTGCTGTCCATGGACTAACATCTGGGAATTTAACCCATCCTTCAATAGTAAAAGCTGAAGTCCCTAAGTTTGGCGTAAAGGTCAGATACTTTGAGCCATCAAAAGTGCTATAAGCTCCATTACTTGTAGGCACTATATAACCTGTGGAAGAAGATGGTGTAGAAACTTCTGTTAAGTCACGAGAAGCTGTTCCCTCTGCATTGTCTTTTTTAGCCGAACTGCCAGCTGTGCCGTCCATATGATAGAGAGCTTTCGTATTTCCGTCTACTGTGAATTGTGAAGTTGTTGCCATATTATGCAGTATAATTTAGCGATGAAGTTCCAAAATAAGTGCTCCCATCGTAATAAAATACAATTATATCAACTTTATTCGCTGTCGTAGTAAGTGTAGGAGCTGTGCCACCGCTCCAGTGAACAGCAGAAGGCCATGTTGCAGTTCTGCTTCCTGTCGCATCTTGCACAACCTTGAAAACAAGGTTGCATGGACCTGGTGGTGCTGTAAAAGTAAAAGTGCAGTTTCCTGTCATTGTTACTTTCTGTTTATTCGAAGTAGTCCAATCTATCGTTTTTGATGTTCCAGAATTTCCATTATCAGTTTCTGTAAAGTAGGCAGTAAAAGCTCCGAAATTAACACTTTTTGCAGGGGTTACTTTTCCTGTTCCGTTTGGCGTTAATGTGAGATTACCGTTGGTGTTTGTCGTGCTTATATCATTTCCATCTAATCTTATATTATCATTATCTAATTGTGTCAAGCCAGATAGAGCCCCCACATCACTTAATAGCCCTACTGAATTTTGAATTAACTTTCCCGTTGTCGCATCAAATCTAACTAGTGCGTTATCAGTCGATGATGAAGGTCCTGTAACATCACCAAAACTAGAACTTGAGGTTTTAAGTGCTTCTCGTTTTATTCCAGAATAATTAGGTAAAAACATAATGTTTTCTGAATTAGGATTATTAAAACCAATTAACTTTTTCATTTCTTCGCTGGCTGGTTTTCTACCAGAACCCTCTCCACCCATTAAACACCAACCTTTTGATTTTCAGATAAAAAAGATTTTTCAGGAATTAATTGGTCAATCAAAGGCAGTTTAGTTGTTCCAGCTGTAAGTCCTTCCACAACTGGATATTTATTATTTAAAAATCTAGTTCCACTTGTCCCCGTTCCAACAACAACATGATTAATACCCATGAATTATTTAAGAATAATAAGTATAAAAATGTTTATGCTTGTGTATTTGTAAGTAAACACACAGCTCTAGGATTTTCATTAATGGCTTCACTTTCTAACCAAATTCTAATTTCTTTACCAACACCGACATGTTCAACAATTCCAGTTGTTATTGGAGTAAATTCTTTTACTTTTACAGCTCTATTAGGAACAAATAGACAAGCATAATCTGCTGTTACTATTGTTGATACAACTACTTTAACACCCAAGATTTCTTGAACAACTCCATCACCAACTCTTGCAGAAGAGAAAGCTGGAATACTTGAACCCTTACCATCAATAAGCCATGTTAAAAGACTTTTATGGTCAAGTGGAGAAAGCATTAAAATAGCTCCCTCTGGGTCATATCCATAAGTTCTAATTTGGGTTTTCATGTCTAAAATATCTTCAACTGCATTAACTCCAGTATAAGAAGCTGTATTCCACGGTGCATTTGTTGCAACAGTATTTATATTAACGGCACTTTGGTTTTCTGTTAATACATTCCATATTCTTAAATCTTCTTCATGTAAAACTGCTCTAGTTATATCCAATACATTAACAGCAAATATATCTGGGTCACTATCCTTAATATCTTCATCTGCAATAATAGGAGAACTTGCGAAATATTTTCTAACATAACTAGTATTTCTTGTTATACTATTTTCAATTACAGCAGGTTGAGAACCATTTGAAGTTGTTAAATTACTTGTAGTCATTCCTGATGTTGTAGTTCCAACAAGAAAACCTGCTGTCTTTTGATACCATCTTATCTCTCTTGCACTTGTAGGTGCAACTGTGCAATATCTTCTTAAAACAATTTCTTCCTCAGCGAAGCCTGTCGCTAACTTCTGAATATCTATTCCTCTTAAGTCAGCCATTCCTGATGTATCAGCCATTAGTTAAGAGCTCCTGCATTAGTATACATTGGTCTTAATTCATATAAGAATGTTTCTCCATCTGAAGCTGTTTCCAAAGATATACCTACTATAATTGAACCAGATAAGTTTGCTGTTGAAGCACAAGATACTAATTTATTACCAGTGAAATCAGTTACTAAACCATTACCAACCGTTATTGAACCTGAAGCAGTTGCTTTAAATATTCCACCTCTATAAACAGCTAATTTTGTAACTCCATCTGAAGCAATCTTTTCAACTTTAGCAATTCCAGCTGGGACTGATTTATTTCCATTATTAGCGACTGCTGTAAATGGATCTGTCATTGTTAAGACAGTTCCTTTTTCTATTCCAGTGGTATTAGAAACTGTAAAAGGAATAGCAGGTTGTGTTTCATAAACCAAAACATGTTCATTCGCCATGAATTATTTACTAAGCTTAAGTATTTAAACTTTGCTAAAAGGTTTGAGCTTAGATAGCTTCATGTGTCCAACCAACATTTTCTCCATCTTTGTCAGTAAATTCTAAATCTTCTTTAATTCCAAGAGGTATTATATTAACATTTTGTTTAACCCATAAATAGATTTTATTATTTATTTTTGGTTTTGGTGTTTTCAGCTTTAAGGCTTTTCTCATAAAAGCCAATTTTAGATAACCAACATCATACCTTACAGGTTCATAGAAATTTAAAGTATTCAAAACGGTTTCTGCATCTTCTTTAGGACAGACATATTCATAAACACCAAAAGGTAAAACTCTAACTTGTCCTTGTATCCATATTTTTTTTATTTTACTGTCTTTACGCATTTCAAGTTCATGTTTCTGTGCTGACATGTCAGATAATAATAATTCAACCTCACTCCTTTTACCATATGGAATAAAAACAATGTGCATTTTATTTCTTACTCGTATCCCCACGCATTACTCTTTTAACATAATCTTTTGGACTTTCATTTATTTTGGGTGCTTCTCTGGGATTTGTGGCTATACTATTCCCGCCTAAAATATCCCTCGCTCTTAAATTTTCTGTTCTATCGTTTTCTTTTTTTAATTCTTGTATTAATTTTTCTGTCTTTTCAGCAATAGCTTTTGCATTATCTATAAGAGAACCTACTGGTTTATTTTCTTCTTGTTTTTGTTCTTCCATATTATTTTAATTGTCCTTTCAAATGTCTTTCAATAACATCAGTATAAGGCTCTTTTGGATATGATTGTAATTTTTTAATCATATCCCTTACAGTTTTTCTAACTTGCATTTGAGTATAATCTCTTATTAATCTCTTTCTATTTCTAGGCATGTTATAATAAGCTAATATCCCTTTATAAACCTTATGTTATATCCTCATCTAGTCCATCAAAGGCTAACAAACTACTAGGGTCTTTTGTTAGCATATATTGTTGTATCTTTAACTTTCTACTTGCTAAAATAGTCAATTGTTCTCTAGCAAGTCCTTGACTATCTTTACCTATAATCAAATCCTTTGGACTTCTTCTTATAGCAACATTAAGCTCCCCTATCTTCCATCTTATCTCTTGTTCCATAGCTTCTATTTGTGCTATTGCTGAAATTGGGTCAGCTCCACCAGCAACTAAAGAACCTATAGGTTTTGTAGTTCTAACAGCTTCTTTAATATCCTTTTCTAATTCATTAATTCTTCCCCCTGTTAAATATTGAAATACGGAAGCTACAGATATGCCTGCAATAGTTTTTGTAGATGCTCCCACACTGCTTAAAATAGCTGTTGCTTGTCCCCCAACAGTTCCAGTTAATAATGGTAAACCTAAAGCTACAGCTCCACTAACAGCAGTAACACCAGCAGTCGCTTTTAATGCTCCACCAACAGTATTTTCAGGGTTTAATATTTGTTGTGGTGTTTGTCCAGCAAGTAATTTATCTACTGGATTAAGTTCATCTTTTGGCTGTAACTTTGTAAAATCTTCTTTAGATAAATTCAATAAAGTTTTATCTGCTTCAGTTAGAAATTGTTCATTTAATTGTCTTTTTTGTTCTTCTTCTGCAATTTGTGAAGCTTCAACAGCACCAACAGGTAAAGCTTGTTCTTTATTAAATTTATTAACTAAAGCCCTTACTTCTGCTGGCGGAATACCTACAAATTGTCTTCCATCTGGTAAATTAACTCCTGTGATGACACCTGTATCTTGATTTCTTATAACTTCTGGAGAAGTAACCTTTCTAGTTTTATCTTCTTCTTTTGGTTTCTGCTGACTTGGAACAGGTTGTAAAAGAGGATTTTGTGGAAGACTTCTTCGCAATAATTCTTCTGCGTTCTCTGGCTTCTTTTTTGTTACCATAACTTCATCTTTCTCCCTTTATATTTAATATATTCCAAACCAACACCAAAGGATATAGCAAGATATCCTAATAGATTACCTGAAACAACAGCTTGACTACCAAACCCTGTAAGTATAACAGCTACGCTATTAATTAAAGTTTCAATAATTTCTTTACTCATTTTTCACCACACTAGTTTGAATTTCGTTAGGCTGGAAACCTGTCTGTCCTGTGTTTTTATTTTCAGAACTTTGTAACATTCCGCTTAAGCTTGGCGGTCTATTAAAGATAAGTTCCACACCTAACTGTATCCATAAGTCTGTTTCTAATAAGGTTTGTTCGTTAGTATAATCTGGCTCAAAAGTTAAGAAACCAACTTTAGATGAGGCTTCACTATATTCTCTTGATGAAGCAATGACTCTTGGTATTCCTACTGCTTGATAAAAGAAATTTTCTAAGTATTCTATCCACCTTAAAAATTGTTCTGCTGGCGGAGCCGTTAAATCTTGAAAACCTGCTTCACTTGGTTTACCTGGCAACACAAGAAGCTCTCCCTTATTAATAGCTTCAGCATATTGAGTTTTTAATGTTGATAATTGCGTTCCGTTTTCACTATCAACATATAAAACTCTTATTGTGCTTCTATGTAAAATTCTTCTCCAATCTGCCATGGCTTCATTTCTAGCATCTATAACCCACTTACATACTTCAATAACGCTAGTTCCATGTATTTCATTTCCCACTCTCTCATTAGAAATGTGAAATATCTCATGTGGCTCAAAAGTCTGGACTTTACCGTTTGGATTTCTAGTTCTCTGCTCGTATCTTATTGTTATACCCTTATCGTTTTGAACAATACGCATATCTCCAGTATATAATGGCTTAAGATTGATCATTGCTTCCGTATCTTTATCTCTTACAATATGAGCAAACGCATCTCCAAATATTTTCTTTTGTGCTAAAAGATTTTGCATAATAGATTGAAAATTATCATTGCCTTGTCCAGTTATTAAACTCAAAGCGTCCTCTGTTTTTGCATCGCATGTGAAACCCTTACCAGCAACCCATACTGAAAGCTTATCAACGCTCTTTTTCAATTCAGGAATACTTTTATAATAACCTAATTGTTCTGAAGCATCTGTAAAATCCCAATAAATCTCTTTTCCTGTAAATGAAACATCTAAATTTTGATGTTGAACACTAAAATCATCAACACTACTATCCATTGTTGTTGTAGAACTATTGGTATATGAAAATTCAGCCATAAATATACAATGAAGCCAGTATTTATAATTCTATCTTAATTGGTAACTGAACGAGTAAAGTTGAACCGTAGCTTATTCCCCCCGATGTTCCTGTAATTCTGTTAGAACCATCATGATAAAAATAACCACTTGAAGCAGTCCCCACGCTTCTACTACCCCATATTTGCACCTCTAACCTTAATTTTTCTCCTTTCTTTAAAACCGTTCTTGTTATTGGGACTTTTGTTAATAATCTAAAAACGGAATTTGAACTTGAGGAAACTTTATTACTTTCTATTTGTGAACTTATCGCTGTTTCTGTTGAGCCGTCTGTTGCAACTTTGTAAAATGTATATTTAACTCTTAAATTTGAAACTGAAGCACCACCCCCTCCAATACTAATACCTAAAGATATATTGATAAAAGCGTTACCACTCACCGTTAATGTTTTATTAACAGATAAGTCAAAATTAATTTCTAACTTACTAGCGACGTCTGTTATATCTAGATCTGTAACAACAGAAGAATAATTTGAATGGTCACTATCAAGAGGTTGTGTTGTTAATTCATATGCTAGCGTGTTGTCTGCTTTGCTTCCAACAGCATAAAGAGTTTTGTATCCTGTGCCTGTAATAAAATCTATTGCGTCAAAACTTTGAACATTTTTCTCGTTTGAATTTGTATAAATTTGATTTATCATTTATGCACTTATCAAGAATGCTTGATTTTTACTCTTTTCTTTCAATAACTCAATACCTCTTGTTACAGCTGTATCTAAAACATTTAAAACTGTTTGGGCTTCAGCTAAACTTGCAAATCCATTTAAATCATAATTCAAACAATACATAGCAGATTTACTGGAAGCAACTTCTTTTAACAAACCTTTGACATCAACATTAAGACTTGAATAAACATCGCTAAAATTATATTGACATTGAACATTTATATAACTCTCTGCTTGAGTCATGAAATCATTTATGTATGCTTCAGTCGTTGCTGTGCTGTTTGCATAAGCTCCAGCTTTTCTTTGCACTTCAGCTGTTGTTGCAAAAATACCTGTATCTGCCATATCAAATATACTTTATTGAGATATTTATAACTTTCTTTTTTTTAGCTAACCAACAAGCCCTAATTAATCCTTCAGTTATGTGTGTATCATTCCCAAAAATCCTTATTCTACTTGTCCCACTATCTTCATTAATTATTTCCCATTGAACAGAGCGTAAACTTCTTTTTACAGCTTCATCATTCAATAATTTTAATTCTCCATTTATTCCCATAGCCAACATGTTATGATAGTAATCTTCCTTCATTAATCTTTGTTTTGCTTTATTGTTTTTTTCAAGTGCTATTGCTCTGTTATTCATGGCTTTCAATTTTCTTTTAATATTTGTTGTCATTAAGTTGTCATAAATCCCAACACCAAGTGAACCAGAACCAGCGTCAATACCAATCTCAACATAATTTACAGCTTTATCCATTTCAATTATTTTGTCTTGTGTTTCATTTGTCTTTGTTCTTGTTGTTGTCTGGCTATCAACATGATAATATTTATCTCTTACTTTACACACATCTTCAAAAGCACTAGGGTCATACATTCTACCAATATCAACACCTAAAAATCTTTCTCCAACCATTGATGGATTCTTATCTAATATACAAACTTTTTCTATCCATTCATCTTCAAAAAAACATTGTAATTCTTCTAAAAATAAACCAAGATATTCCTGTCCATATTCTAGAGGAGACATTGTTTTTTTATCTTCAGCTAAAACTCTTAAAGCTCCTTTACTTTGTTCTTCAGTCCATGCTTTCGATATTTTTCTATTTTTCATAACTTCTTCCGTGCTTATGTAAAATACTTTGTATCTTGCGTTTGGCTCTTTCTTATAATATGCCTCATTAAATCTTTCCCAAAAATATCCCTTCTTGCCATATGGTGTAGAACCCAACCAAACCTGACCATTTGTTGTTAAAATTGTTGGTAACGATGCTATCCAAAAGAGCTTTGGCATTCTACTAGCTTCATCAACTATTAATCTACCACCTTCAAAACCTCTTGCTCCGTCTCCTGTGTTTCCAGCTGGTCTAACGGTCATTTTTCCTGTGTTAATATATAGCGTTCTCATTGTTGGTTTATTTTTACCTTTTCCAATGAGCTTGGGACAAACTTCTTTCGCATAATTTAACGCCATCGCTAGAATTATCATTGCTTGGTCTTCTGTTAGACTTATTATTACAACGGGCATCCCTTTATTTTTAATCATATCGTCTATTGCTTTTCTTGCTAGAATGTATGTTTTACCAACTCTTCTCCCTGTGCAGAGAAGAATATCACCATTATAAGCTAAGACTTCTTTTTGCCAATCATCTAATATAATCTCGTTGCTCATTTTCTTGTTTTTTGTTTTCTTGTTCTATTTCTTCATTAATTTCATTAATATTTATTTCTAAATTATCTTCTTCTTCTTCTTCAGATTTTTTAGTTTCAGCCATCTCTAAAATAGCTTCGTTAAATTTAAGCATTTTATTTAATTGTTCTATTTCTCTATTAGTTTTGTCTATAATATCACTCCAGAAAGCTACTTCTTTACTTACTATCTTAACATCTAACTTGTCTTTTTCCATTTTATTTGTTACTTATTAGGCTTTATATAGCTATCGTTAAGGGATATTTTAAAATAATAAAATCTATTCTGTTATATTTTAAAATAATAAAATCTATTCTGTTATATTTTAAAATAATAAAAAAATTTCTGTTCGGATAGCCCGAAAATCTTTATAAACCTTTCTATTCGTCGATAAATTAATTTATCGACGGTAAATTAAATATTTTTTTATCGACGGTAAATTAAAATATCAATATATATACTGCAGTATATATATTGTATGACCAATATAATCGTTCAATATCCTAAAATATCCTTTATAAACTTATCTGTGTTACAATATATATATTGTAATATATATATTGTAACATATATTATATTTACCGACGATAAAATAAAAAAAATCAAGTTCCCTTAAATTAGTGAGTATCGAAATAAATTTATTTATTTTTTGTAAGGATTTTACTTTTTACCTAGGTAAAAAGTAAGTAAATTAAGTATTTAAATTTATTTCAGAACGAACTAATTTAAGAGCTGAACTTGATTTAAACACAAAATAGATATATATATAAATAGATAGATAGATAAATAGATATGAAATAATACCTTTTTACCATGAAG